CACGTTGCAGTTGGTGGCTCCAACTCATAACACTAGGCATACGGAATGTAGTCTTGAGATCAATAATCAATCCTTGTTCAGGGTAGACTAAGTCTAAGTACCCTATTATGGGAGCAGACCACCCATTCAACTCATCATGTAATTCATACTCTATCTTTTGTTGTTCTCTGTTCTTAGAAAACTCAGGCTTACCATAATCCTTTAGAGTTTCATAAGCTAACTTTACCATATCAGGTATAGCAACAGCTTGTTTGTTATGATCTTCTAAGTCCTCATGATCCATAGCATTAAACTTATTCATAGCTTTGACTATGGCATTGTCTAACGTTTCTTCTTCTAACAATGCAGATACCAATGCTTCCTCACATATATTACCTCTATCCATAGAAGCAGAGGATTGTCGCATATTAAAACCATAAGTACAAATGAACATAGGTACATCATTTCTAAACATAGCTATCTTTGAAGAGCTGAGATGTGGCTCAAAGCCACACCCCAAATCTACCCATTTCTGTATCCCATTCAGGTTTTTAAGTTCAAGATTCTCCATTAGATACCTCTTTAGCTTTTTTGTTTATTTTATAGACTGTGGTATACATTTCTTTAAGGTTTTTAGGTACTGGTACTGGTTTTTTTTCCCTTTTGCTTTTCTTATCAGCTTCTTTGTACTCTTCCTTTAGTCTTTCAAGATCTGTTTTGTTTGCTTCTACAAAGGCAATGCACTCTTCCTTGGTACTAACAACATCACCAAGTTCATTTAATTTAATATCTGCTTGAGATAATTTTTCTGCAAGGATATTAATAGTAATGTCTTGATCTTGCTCATTCTCTGTATCATCCTTTACCCCCATCATGAATATTTTAAGGAACGCTGTTTTGATAGCATAACTTACAGCTTTACCAGGACCCTTGTCTTGTGTATCTCTTCCTTGACCAGGATAATCACCAATAACTATTTGCTCACCAGTCTCTGTGTCAGTTATTTGTATGGCAACTGTGACCCATGTATCATTACCCTCATATGAAGTTGTTTTGACATAAGGCAGGATTACCAGACCTTTTTTTAATGCTATTTCTTTAACGCTTGTAGTTATATCCCAGTGGTTTACTGTAGAAAATCTTAGACCTTCAGCCTCCTCTGGGTCCACCTTTTTTATATCTCTTTGTATGTCAATGATCTTACTGTAGATACTTTGTGGCTGTGTTTTATTTTGTTCTGTCATTTTATAATCCTTGTTTTGCGACTAGTCGTCTTGTTAATCTTGATCCTTTAATATTGTTTTGTTTATCGAGACCATAAGATATAGATCTAAGCATTATGCTAACGTTCAACATCATCTCTACTAATACAGGATCATCTTCCACGAAGGGAATGATCTCTTTTTTATAGAATGCAATAAGAAAGTCTCCAATATCTGATCCTTTCGTATTATTTTCAATACTCTTTTCAATAGCGGCTTCTTGATTGATAGTCAGCTTCTTTGCCACAGCTTTTACTTCTTCGATGTGTTGCTGATATACTTGATCGGTTATGTTATTCATATACTTCACTCCTATCTGCTTCAATTACTAATTCATTTAGTTTCTTTTCAATAGCTTTCCTGATTGTTCTATCCACTACACATAGTTCGTCGCATACTTTTTCCACTAAATCTTGGAAAGAATATTCCTCTATCCAAGTTTCTAGATCTGGAATTGTGTAGATAAATTCAGTTACATCTATCTCTGGCTGTACTAAATTATATAATGAGTTATCTTGATTAGCTTGTTCTTCAAGCGTATAGTTATTAACTGTCATTTATATTTCCTTTCTATATTTGTTGACATATATATATATTAAGCATAGTTTTAAACTAGTGTCAAATTATATTACAAATATATTTAAATTAAAGGAGTATAAAATGGAAGATAAAAAGTTAGTACCGCTCTATATGAAAGTACCATTAGAACTAAAAGAAGCATTGGCTAGTTGTGCTAAGGCTGAAAGAAAAACAACTGTTGGTTTATTTTGTGAGATTATGCCAGTGGCATTAAAGAATAGGATCAAGTTGCAGAAAGTGAACGAAGAAAAGATTAAGGAATTAATTTACAATAGTAAGTTTATGAATGCGGATAACTTCGATGTCTAAAGATAATATTAATCCAAGCTATTACCAAAAAGGCAAATGTATTTGCGGTAAAACATTACACACCTATGACTTTGTAAAAGACTTACCATATCCTGACGCTAGTGCTATTAAATATTTGGTTAGACATAGAGAAAAGAATGGCGTTGAGGATGTGCAAAAATCTATGTGGTTTTTGATTGCATTACTTATCAAGGAATATGGGATGACTGCTAAAGAAGTTATATCTTTTATCCAGGATTTATTAGTCAAGGAATATGGCAAGTAACAACAAGTATTCAAATGGAAATCCTAAAGTACCTAGCATTTGGAGTGTCATTCCCAGTAAAAGAGTAGTAGATGAGAGGTCAAAGCAATACCCAACTACCTTTCTTGTGTTCTGCTGCTTGGCTATGTTTACGAACAGGGCAGGTACTTGTTTTCCAAACCAAGAAACCATTGCAAGACATTTAGGTGTCAGTCGTAGTGCTGTATCCCAACACATTAAGAAGTTAATAGAGTGGGATTACATAAGGCACGCTAAAACTAGGCACAAAGGATTGAAAGGTAACAAATACTATATGGTGTTTGATGATATGGTGGAAGAGGAAGAGGCGTTGAGTGTTCAAACATCTGAAACTGTATCTGAAATAGCTGAAGTAATACCACCAACTATAGAACAAGGTGCAAGAATGTATGAGAAGATCAAACCAACCAAAGAGGCAAGAACAATACTACTATTATTCAAAGATATTGTTAGAAAATACTATGGACACCAAGCCTTACACACAACAGCACACGAAGAGCTGGTTACTATGTGGCTACAAGACTTTACTAAAGAAGAAATACTGAAGAAAATGGAAGATACTATAAAGTATCGTATGAAGAACAACAAGGACAGCATTAAGTCTGTTGTTTACTTTAAGAATGTATTTGTTAAGGACAACAAAAAACCCTCCAATCCGAAGCAAGAACTAGAGGGTTTGATGAGTAAGTTTGTGAACACACACAAGGTCAAGTTTTAATTGCTATATATTGATACTTAAATTCCCCTTTCTTCTTTTGTACTAGTGTAATATTTCCTTTATCTTTATTGTGATATGTTACCTCGTGGATAGCTTTGGCACGTTGTCTAACATTACTATTGCCACTCTTTAAATCTTTGGCTAAATATCCATCATAATATATGACACGTTCACCAGGCGTTGCGGTTTTAATCCAGGATTGCAGTTTATCAAACCGATTTAATACTTCCATATTACTCACCTTCCTTGTGCTTCTTTAATTAAATTTTGCAACATATTACTAGCTAAATTAAATTGATACATTATTTCATCATCATCAAAAAACAGTTCATTGTTTTTAGACTTCCAACCTTTAACAAAATACTTTTGTATTATGTCGCATAGCTCCCCGTCAAATAACTCAATATCTTTAACTTCTGTATTGTATATATTTCTATTATTCATAATTATTTCCTTTCTAAATCATAAACGTTATTAATTGATATGCACATATTAACCAAGCTATTACAAAAAATATTGAAACACCTATTGCGATCTTGCTTGTTAAGTCTTGTATTTTATTAAACATTGTTTGTTCCCTCTTCAGTTGCTGCTAGTTCGTATTCAACTATATTTTGTAACGTTTGTATAAATATAGTATGTGTTATTTTGTCGCCAGTGTACTCGTTAAGCAAGTCCTGGACATCATTAATTAATTCATCTTTATACATTTGTATTTCCCTTTCTATATGTTATTAAATATAGTCAAGTTGTTTTGATTCTACAAACCCAACCACATATCCGAGTAATTCATTCTTGTCATTAAAGGTTTTAACAGTATGCTCTGCGCCACCATTTTTTGTTTTAATAACAATCTTGCCACCATAGTATTTGTTATATTCTACAAACACTCTATCAATATCGCTTGGTTTAATATTGTAATAGCCATTATTTTGAAACCATTCACAAAGTAATTTGCAATGATTGGAATAATAATGTTTAGTATCCCCTTTTAATATCATCTTTGCATATTGCATATTGTTTTTGTGTTCTGCGTCTTGTTGTTTAATATATTCGTTTATAGTCATTTTATATTTCCTTTCTAGTTATGAATAAATCAGTATTAATCTATTCAATATAACCCCTAATAAATAGAGGTTATCTTCAGTAGATTATTTGTTTAATACTTTATATCCCCATTCTGGATTATAATAAGGCTCTACAGAATCGCATATAATCTTAAAAGCAACTTCTGGTGAACTAGCACATACTTTGTATATCATATTAAACTTGCCATCTTGTAATTGTATTCTATAAGTATTGAATTGCATTGTATTTCCTTTCTATATTCAGTAGATTACTTGTTTAATTTATCTAGCCTTACACCTGTTTTCTTGTAATGATTCCAGGTGATATATTGAACAGTTTTTCTTATTTCATCAGTATTGCTAAAACTTTTATTTGCATACTTACCTACAATGCTATCTATTGATAAACCCAACATTGTATCTTGTTCAATCTTGTTAAATATTCTTTGATTTGTAATCATTATATTTCCTTTCTTTGTTTAGGTGGAGCTAACCTATATGTTTAGCCCCAGCTTACCTATAACAATATTAATTAACATATATATATTATTATAGTGTAATTAGTTTATAATTGATTAATTGTTTACAGCTTCAAGAAACTTTTCAATATCAAAGCGCCTGTTTTCACGTTTGAGAAAACTTGTTAATTCTTTTAACATTTCATCAAAGTAATATTTTTGTCCCACTATCACCAAAAAATGGTGCAGATTGAAATTAGGACTCATTGAATTTAGATTGTTTTGGTATTCATTTAGAATCTTTGCTAATTCTATGTAATCTTTTTTAGTCATGGTATGTATTCCCTTTGTTAATTAAATATATCCCCAAGATATATCATACTAATAACATTGTCAACCCCTAAAATAAAAAAAATGTGTATTATTTTTCTTCGACCGCCTGGCGTACCATATATAATATTTAATCCTGGGCGGCGGCACCTTGCCGCACGTACATATTTATATTTAGTCGGCGGAAAGGCACCCCTTTAGGGGGAGGGGTCAACTTATATACGTAGGTAACCCACACAATTTTTTTGCAATTTTTTCATAAATGATATATGCTACTAATATAAGGAAATAAAATGTCTAAAAAGATTTCAACAAACAACTATGTTCATGTATCAAAGGGTACTTCTCAAGGTAGGAATCCTATCAGGAGTACTATGAACAAACACAAGCGTAGAGGTTTTAAGAAATACAGAGGACAGGGTAAATAAGAAAGGAAAGAGTATGGCAGGACCTACACACAGTAATCGTAATTACAAACTAATGAAACCTATCAACATGACAGAAGGTGATTATATCATAGAAGTATGGGAGGGTAGTAATTGGAATGACGATACTAAGACTAGAGAAGTTATTGATGGTGCGATTGATATAAAGATTTATCAGAAGATAGATGATGCATCTAAATACAACAAGGGTGATATTGTTGGTTTCTTTAGGGCATGGGGTAATAATACTTCACCAAGTACACAGTTCGCACAAGATGAGGGACTAGATGACGAAATCCCTTTCTAAGAGAAGGATAGTCAAACCACCATTGGATAGATTTGGTGGTGTACGAATAGTACAGAAACGTATCCAGAAGTCTGAGGTGTTAGAACATCATAAAGATGCGGTGGCACAAGAACTAATTGATATAGCAACATCAAGTATAGATGAGATTATTGATTGGGATTCTTCTGGATATGTACGTGTTAAATCACCAGATGAAATATCAAACAAGGCAATCAAAGCAATTAAGAAGATTAAAATGACACCGACTAAGGAAGGTCCTCAGTTGGAAGTAGAATTACACGATAAGGTATCCGTGTTAAGAACATTAGCGAAAGCAACAGGGATGATGGATAAACAAGAAGATCTGGACAAGCCTTCTGTTGTAGGTATAGTAATGCACGGACCTGAACAACCAATCATAGATGTGGAGCCAGTGAATGAAACAAAGAAAGATGGAGATACCAGAGATACAGATTATCCAGAAGATGATGCTGAAGAACAAGATAAGCCACCAACTGGTAGCAACGAATAATGGTATTGGAGTATCCAAACTAAAAGCATTACTTGATGGTAAGGCTATAACAACACAAGAAAAGATAGATAACATCATGAGATATGTGGTGAGGTATCCCCAATGAATGTATTGAGTTTATTTGATGGAATGTCTTGTGGGCAACAGGCATTAAAAGAGTTAGGTATAAGAGTTGACAATTACTATGCAAGTGAGATTGATAAATATGCAATCGAGATAGCAAAGAAAAACTTTCCTAATACGATACACGTTGGAGATGTTACTCAATTAAAAGGGGCAGACCTACCACAAATAGATCTGTTAATGGGTGGCAGCCCTTGCCAAGGCTTTAGTTTTGCAGGCAAACAGTTGAACTTTGACGACCCACGTTCGGCATTGTTCTTTGAGTTTGTTCGTGTGTTGAAAGAGTGCAAACCAACATACTTCTTGCTTGAGAACGTACGCATGAAAAAAGAATACCAAGATGTCATAACAGAACATCTCGGTGTTGAGCCTATCATGATTAACAGTTCACTCGTATCTGCACAGAATAGGGTACGTTTGTATTGGACAAACATTCCAAACATTGAACAACCAACTGAGAGAGGTATTGTTCTTAAAGATGTTCTTGAGGAAACAACAGAAGAAAAATATAAAATATCAAGTGCAAAGGTTGATAGAGTTTTAAATTCTCCTAGAGGTAAGGGATTCTTCTATGACGAAGATTCTAATAAGATTGGTACAGTAGTGGCAGGTTACCATAAAGAACCTACAGATGGCAGTTATATTGTCAGCAAACCAATCCAAGTCGGCAATGCATCGGATATAAACGGACACGATATGATTAAAAGAATATACAGTTCTGATGGTAAGAGTCCTGCATTAACCACAATGCAAGGCGGAAACACCCAACCAAAAGTTTCCATTAGAGATACTGAGAACTATTATCAGTTAAATAGAGAGGGCGCATATCCTAACCAACAACAAGATAGAATTAGAAAACCAAACAAACCTTCTAATACATTAACCTCAGGTGCATCCTCAATACCTAAAGTAATGCTGAAAGGATTACAGTATCGTAAGCTGACACCATTAGAATGTGAACGACTACAAACACTACCTGACAACTATACAGAGGGTGTATCAAATACCCAACGATACAAGATGATTGGGAATGGGTGGACAATAGAAGTAATAAAACATATACTGAATGAAATGCAATGACCAGTCCAATAACAAATCTGAACCTAGACTTCACCACTTCCCCTACTGTATGGAAGTTCCTGCAGGATAAATCATTTGTCAGGGGGATTATGGGACCAGTAGGTAGCGGTAAGTCTTATGCTTGTGCCGCTGAGATTATGTTAAAAGCAGTCAGTCAAGTACCATCACCAAGAGATGGAATCAAATATAGTAGGTTTGTAGTTGTAAGAAACTCATATCCTGAATTAAGAACAACAACCATTAAGACATGGCAAGAGTTGTTTCCTGAGAATATCTGGGGACCTTTCCGTTGGTCTCCTCCGCTAACCCATCATATCAAGCTACCATCACGAGACAATGCTCCAGGTATAGACTGTGAAGTTATCTTCCTTGCACTCGACCAACCCAAAGATGTCCGTAAACTTTTATCCATGGAGTTGACAGGGGCATGGGTGAACGAGGCACGAGAATTACCCAAGGCGGTTATTGATGGGTTAACACACAGGGTAGGTAGATACCCTACTCTATCGGATGGTGGAGCTACGCCTTGGCGTGGAATTATTATGGATACCAACCCTATGGATGATGACCATTGGTGGTATCGGTTATCTGAAAAAGAAAAGATGACTGGAAAATATAAGTGGACATTCTTTAAACAGCCAGGTGCTGTAGAGGAATGTAAGACTGACGAGTTGCCAGAGAATCCAGAAGCAAATGGTTTTGTATTCTCAGCAAATACCTGGTGGGCAACTAACCCTAACGCAGAAAACAGAAAAAACCTGCCCACTGGGTACTATGAACAAACACTCCTAGGAAAGAACTCCGACTGGATACGTTGCTATGCACAGGGATTATATACCTATGTACAAGAAGGTAAACCTGTCATGAACGAATACGATGACAACATCATGTCCGAAGATTTCCTGGAGCCAGATCCAAACCTCCCAGTACAAGTCGGTGTTGACTTTGGTTTGACACCAGCGGCTATATTTGGACAAAAGCTCAAGAACGGAAGGTGGCAAGTCTATCACGAACTGGTAACATTCGATATGGGACTAGAACGTTTTGGTTCTATGCTCAAATCCGAACTGGCTACTAAGTTTCCGAAGTACGAAGTATTAGTATGGGGAGACCCTGCTGGTATGCAAAGGGATCAGATCTATGAGGTAACATCCTTTGACCATCTAAAGTCAATAGGATTACTGGCACGACCAACAGCAAGTAACGACTTTCGAGTGAGACGTGAAGCTGGTGCTATGCCAATGAACCGCTTAATTGAAGGTAAACCTGGATTGCTTATTGACAAGAAGTGCCAGCGTTTAAGGAAAGCATTATCTGGTGGATACCATTTTAAAAGGGTTCAAATATCTGGTGGAGAACGTTATCGTGATACGCCAAACAAGAACGACCATTCCCACGTTGGTGATGCTTATATGTATCTGGTATTAGGGGGTGGTGAACATAAACAATTAACGAGGGGACATAATCCACAATTCAAACAATCAGTAGCGAATACGGATTTTGATATATTTGCATGACAAGTAAACAGAAAAGCAAAGAAGTCCTAGAATTAGAAATAGAACTATTAAAGGACAATGTAAGATTGTTACAAGAACAATTACAAAAAGCATATATAAGAATCAAAGAGATATTAGATGACAAGTTCAGCCAAACGTAAAGGTACAAGAGTAGAAAATAAAATAGTAAAGATGTTCCAAGCTATGGACATCAATGCCAGAAGGCAACCCTTATCAGGAGCAATACGAGACTTTCCACATGATGTAACAGTAGATTTAATCGGTGGATTGGTATGCGAAGTAAAGGCACGAAAGAATGGGGGAGGGTTTGCAACCATAAAGAAGTGGAAAGGTTCTGCTGATTTGCTTATCCTAGTAGAAGATTATGACCAGCCAGGTGTGTATATGGACTGGGCATTATGGAAAGAGATAGCAATGAGGCTAAAAGAACATGAATGAGCAGACACTAGAGTACTTATTTGGTACACAA